GAGAAATTGTTGAAGCTCCTGAAGGAATGAAAACAGAAGATCAATTGCGAGAGCATCTTGAAGATTATTGTAGTGATAGACGACAAACAAAACGTAAAGAAGATATTGAGAGAGGAAATGTTTGGAGTGATGAAGGATTTCACTATTTTAAATTTAGACATTTCTTTTATGACTATTTACAGAGAAGACGATGGGCACATGACTACCAAAAAACTTCAGCGTGGATGAAAGAATGGTTTGATGCTAAAATAAAAGTCATAGATGCAGGCGGAAAGAGTATGAGAGTTATGTATGTAAAAAAATTTGAAGAGAAAAAAAATAGTTTTAAATCGCCAGACTATAAACCAAAGGATCCTTATTAATGAAAACAATAGTACTGGGACCACCAGGAACAGGCAAGACTCACACTTTACTTAATGAAGTAGACAACTGCTTAAAACAAACAGCTCCCGATAGAATTGGCTATTTTGCTTTTACACAAAAAGCTGCGAATGAAGCAAGAGATCGTGCCATAAAAAAATTTAATTTAACCGAAGATGATTTACCTTATTTTAGAACTCTTCATTCATTAGCGTTTAGAAAACTAGGATTGAAAAGAGAAAATGTAATGCAACCCGAACATTATAAAGATTTAGGAGAAAAAATAAAAATCCCTTTATCTGTTCCGACATGGGATAATGATGACAGTCACGCTTTCTTTTCATCAAAAAGCGAAGAGCTCAATATTATTTCTACCGCTCGACATAAAAAAATTACGGCAGCACAGCAATACGATTTAGGAGAACACACCAAAGAAGTTTCACGTGAAAAATTAATTATATTAGATGAAGAAATAAAAAGATATAAAGACGAATATAACTTAATTGATTTTCATGACATGATCACAAATTTTATTAGGAGTGATAAATGTCCGCAGTTTGATACAGTTTTTATTGATGAAGCTCAGGACCTATCTAAAGTTCAATGGGATATGGCTCGTACTTTAATGAGAAGTTCGGATGATACATTCATCGCTGGTGATGATGATCAAGCAATATTTAGATGGGCCGGCGCAGATGTTGATAGTTTCATTGCACTCGATGGTAAAATTAATCAACTAATTCAATCCTTTAGAGTTCCTGGTCAAATTCATAAATTAGCGGCCAATATTGTAAATAGAATTTCAAAAAGAATCAACAAGAATTGGCTACCTTCTAAACGTGAAGGTCAAATAAAATGGTATGATAGTTTTGATCAAATTAATTTAAAAGAAGGGAAATGGTTGGTTCTTACGCGTACCAATCATCAATTAAATCCCATTGAAGATGTTTTATATTCCGATGGAATGTATTTTAAAAGTAGAAAGAAAAAGAATTATGAAGCAGATTTATATCAAGCCGTAACGGATTGGGAAAATTTGCGTAAAGGATCATTGTTGGAACATAAAAAATTATTTCATATCTTTGGATATATGAGTCCTACGAATGTAGATAAAAATGCAATTCAAGGAATGGCTAAAGAAGCCTTCTATGGAATTGATCAACTTAAAAGAGATTATGGATTAAAAACAAATAAAGTTTGGTACGAAGCATTAGACAGCGCAGGCTATCGTCGAGTTGAATATATTCGTTCCATGCGTAATAATGGAGAAAAATTAAATCAAGATCCACGAATTAATCTCTCCACTATTCATGGTGCAAAAGGAGGGGAATGTGATAATGTAGTTTTGTTAACAGATCTTACAGAAAATACTCAAAAGGGATACGACAAAAACCCTGATGATGAAGAAAGATTATTCTATGTAGGAGCAACGCGAACAAAAGAAACACTGCATATCGTGCGACCTAGAGATATGTATAAAGGATATAAAATATGAGTATATGGGAAAAACAAATTGGAGGAGCTCATTATAAAAAAATGAAAATTCAACCAAGTGAATTTGTTCACAAAAATAATATGCTGTTCGCTGAAGGCAATGTCATTAAATATATTTGCAGACATCCTTTTAAGGATGGCAAACAAGATTTATTAAAAGCCATTCACTATTGTGAAATGATTATTGAGAGGGATTATGATAAGGAAGAAGAACCACAAGAAACTTGGGTAGAAGGTTATCGCAAGTGGAAGGCAACTCAAAAATAATGTTGCAGATGCCTCTCTTCACACCGCAGACTGAATGGATTCCTCCTGAGGAATTTCCAGATCTTTCCAAATATAAAGAAATAGCTATTGATTTAGAAACTAAAGATCCTGACCTTATTAAAATGGGTTCAGGTTCTGTCACCCACAATGGACATGTAACAGGGATTGCTGTCGCCGTAGAAGGTTGGTCCGGTTATTATCCCATCGCTCATGAAGGAGGTGGAAACATGGATCAAGGCAGAGTTCTGTCTTGGTTTAGAGATGTCATGAAAACAAAGGCTCTTAAAATTTTTCACAACGCCATGTACGACATGTCTTGGATTATGACGCTAGGCATTCCAGAAATTAATGGAAGAGTCGTAGACACAATGATTGCCACAGCGATTGTTGATGAAAACAGACGTCGCTATGATCTTAACTCTTGTACACGAGAATATATTGGTAAAGGAAAAGATGAAAGCGTTCTTTATGCTACCGCTAAAGAATGGGGAGTCGATCCGAAAGCTGAAATGTACAAGCTTCCGGCAATGTATGTGGGATCTTATGCAGAGAAAGATGCAGCAATAACATTAGAGTTATGGAATTATTTAAAACAAGAAATAATGAATCAAGACTTAGAAGCGATCTTTAAATTGGAAACAGATTTATTTCCTTGTCTCGTTGCGATGAGACATAAAGGAGTTAGAGTTGATGAAGAATTAGCTCATAAATATAAAAAAGAATTAGTTGATAAAGAGAACAAGCTTTTAGAAAAAGTCAAGAAAGAAACAGATGTTAAAGTGCAAATTTGGGCGGCAAGAAGTATAGCACAAGTTTTTGATAAATTGAAGATACATTATGACCGAACAGAAAAGACACATGCACCATCATTTACTAAGAATTTTTTATCTAACCATCCTCATCCGTTAGTTAAACTTATTGCTCAAGCCAGAGAAATTAATAAAGCACATACTACTTTTATAGATACTATTTTAAAACATGCACATAAGGGAAGAATTTATTCTGAAATTAATCAGTTAAGATCTGACAACGGTGGCACAGTCACTGGAAGATTTTCCTACGCCCATCCAAACCTTCAGCAAATCCCGGCACGGAATAAAGAATTGGGTCCTATGATTCGTTCTTTGTTTCTGCCGGACGAAGGGTGTAAGTGGGGTTGTTTTGATTACAATCAACAAGAACCAAGACTGGTTGTACACTATGCAGCTCTTCAACAAATGTATGGAGTCAACGAAGTCTTAGAGGCATACAAAGAAGGCAACGCTGACTTTCATAAGATTGTAGCTGATATGGCTGAGATACCTAGAAAACAAGCCAAGACAATTAATCTAGGATTATTCTATGGCATGGGAAAAAATAAACTCCAGGCAGAATTAGGAGTGTCTAAAGACAGAGCGGATTCTTTATTTAAAAAATATCATGGAAGAGTTCCCTTTGTTAAACAACTCATGGATTCGGTTATGAATCGTGCGCAAGAGTCAGGAAAAATTAGAACCTTACTCGGGCGCGCATGTCGGTTTCACTTGTGGGAACCTGCAAGCTTTGGGATTCATAAAGCTCTTCCTCACGAACAAGCACTCGCGGAACACGGACCTGGAATTAGAAGAGCTTATACGTACAAAGCATTAAATAAGTTAATACAAGGATCAGCTGCTGATATGACTAAAAAAGCCATGTTAGATCTTTATAATGCAGGAATTATACCTCATATTCAGGTACATGATGAGTTGGACATTTCTGTAAAAGATGATAAAGAGGCTAAACAGATAGTACAAATAATGGAAGCCACGGTTGATCTAGAAGTCCCAAATAAGGTAGACTATGAGTCTGGCTATAACTGGGGCGATATACATTAGGAGGAAATATGGAACAAGCAAAAAAATTATGGGCACTAGCATTAGCTCATAAAAAGATTTCTATTGCAGCAGCAGTAGTAATCGTTCTAATAATCATATCACTATAGGACTTTATGTTGGATGGCATACTTAAACGCAAACATTCCTGCGACCTACGCACAGGTCAGGAGAGAGTATCTCTATGATCTTAAGGAACACCATGGAGAAGTGGAAGACTGCTTACTTTTTGGGTTTGCATCGATTACAGGGCGTCC